CGCTGCGGACGATCAAGCCCGTGCGGGTGATCTCAGCGGTGGCGGGAAGTGTGATGTCGAGGTTGCTCATGTAAATAATCAGGCTAGTGATGCGAAAAGGACCGGTTGCGCTGTGGCGCTTTCGAGGTTGTCGCAAGCCGTCTTGAAATAAGACTCTTTCAACTCTGCGCCGATGAAACGGCGGCCCATTTTGAGCGCGCAGTAACCCTCGCTTCCGATGCCAGTGAACGGGGAAAAGACGAGATCATCCGGTGCACTCCAAAGCGTCAAAGCGCGCTCGATGACGTCCAACTGTAGCGGGCAAATGTGGCGCTCGTCCTGATGCTCTCGGGCGATCTTTCCGTTCAGCACGCGGCCCTGATCGACTGTCATCCACACGGGCGATGCAAGCTCCTGCCACTGATCAAGCGGAAGATCATCGGGAGTGTGCGTGATTGGCTTCTTGTTCTCTCCGGGTTTGCGGAAAACCAACAAATAGTCGGCGCTTCCGACGCGCGATTTGCTGCTATCCGTGCGCAGTGTCTTGTAAAGCAGCCCGTGCGCTTTCGTTCGCTGCATCTCGGTGACGGGATCTTTCCAAATGCAAACCCGCGAATGGAACAGCCACCCACGCGAGCGGAATGCGGTGGCGATTACGCCGGAAAAATCCTTGAACTCAATATCGCCGTCCTTCCACTTCGTGGCGAGCAGATCGCAGCAATGCACCGCGCATTCGCGCCCCGGCTGCGTGATCCGAAACAGCTCGTCCACAAGAAAGCCAAATTGCTCCATGAAGTCGTCGAGCCCTTTGCAATTGCCCATGTCTTGAATGTCTGAGGAGTAAGTGAACAGGTCGGCGAACGGCGGAGAGAAAACCGAGAAGCCGATCGATTCACTTTTCAGCGTCCGCGCAACGCGCACGCAGTCGCCGTGGTAAAGCGTCCAGTTGTCTCCGTAGGTTGGCTTGATGTCGGTATTCATAATGCTGATCCGGTTGTTGCCCGCGATGGCTTCGCGTGTGAACCGCATGAGATCGCGCATAGTGTCGTGTTGGCTTTGCTTGCGCATGATCGCGGCCATGACTCCATCTTCGGTATCTGCCTGGATGATGTAGCGATTGACGCTGCGCGGCTGGCCGAAGCGATGAATGCGTTTCCCAGCCTGGTAAAACCGCTCGAAACTGTGCGTCATTCCGACGTAAATCTCGTTCCGGCAATGCTGCCAATTGAGGCCGAAGCCCGCGATGCTCGGCTTTGTGACGATGACGCGAGCCTGGCCGGTGCCGAACAAATGCAGCTTGCGCTCTTTGTGCTCGGGCTTGTCGCTGCCGGTGACCTCCACCGAATCGGGGATCGCAAGCGCAAGCTCGTTGCTTTCCTCGTTGCTCTCAGTCCAGACGATGAATTGCTCGTCCGTTGCGTTCACGATTTTTGCAGCCGCGGCGACGCGATCTTTCATCGTGCGCCGCAGTTCGCGGTGCAGATTCGTGGCGCTGGCATTCGTATTGCGGAACAGCTCGCCGCTGTCGTCGTCGGCCCGGTGGCAGACTTGCACCGTGACGATCTGCGTATTGACGGGCGGCAGTTCGTATCCCTCATCGCTGAATCCCAAGTCGGATGGCTTCGAAATACACGCGGCCCACGATGCCACCCATCGCCAGAATGTCTCGACGCTGTGACCCTTCAATCGCCAGGTGCCGGTGTCGAACGTGTCATTGATGAAATACGTCGCCAGCATTTCGGACGGCTTGCAGATGCCGAGGAAATCTGCGTGCTGGCCCAGCTCGGTGAAATCATTCGGCGCTGGAGTCGCGGTGCAGCATAGACGGTATGGCGTGGAAGAGAAACGGCTCGTCAGCATTTGCCGAGTCTTGCCGGTGAACGATTTTAATATGCTGGATTCATCCAACACGACGCCGGCAAAGTCGCACTCATCGAACAAGTCGAGCCGCTCGTAGTTGGTAATGTTGATGCCATCGACAATCTGCTCGGGCTGCCGAACGTGATGCACGGGAATGCCAAACTTCTTGCCCTCCGCAACGGTCTGCTCTGCAACCGCCAACGGGCACAATATCAACACGGCTCCGCCAGTATGAAGTGACACCTGCCGCGCCCACTCCAACTGCTGTAACGTCTTGCCAAGCCCGCAATCCTCGAACAATGCGCAGCGCCCTTGTCGAATCGCCCATTGCGTGACGATCTTTTGCCAATCGAACAGCGGGGCGTGGATCTCGCACGGCTCAAATCCAGCCGCTTTCACTGCGCTGATCTTGCTGGCGATCAAAGCGTCGTATGTTTCAAGTTTGCTCATTGCTGTTTGGTGACCACGCGTTTGCGGGATTCGCTGCATTTTTTGCGGGTTTCGTCGTCGCGGTGGTGGCGGTAGTTTTGGAGGCCGAGGGAGTCGGACCAGCGGACGGCCCAATGGCTGAGCGCGGCGCGGGTGATCTCCCGGGAATATTGATGTTTGCAGGCGGGGCATTGCACTCGCTGGCGGAGCATGGTGGCGATTTGCTCCATGTTATTATGCTCGGTCGTTCGCATGATGCCGGCGGCTGCGATGAGGCCGCCGACCATGACCTCGATGGCGGCGCCGTCCTTCGGCAGAAGCATGGAGACGATGGCGGCGAGGCGGCTGGCAAGGGCTGCGCTTTCGACGTCGGCCTCGCGCTTTGCCACCCAATCGGCGACGCGCTGGGCGGTGGCCATGTCGAGCCCGAGTTCCTCGGCGATAATCTCCGCGGGGGTGTCGCACGCGGCGGAGAAGTCCACCGAGTATGACGCAAGGGCGGCGTGCTTTATCGCGTTCGGTTCGTCGTGCTGCATGGAGAGAGAAGGTGAGGCTTTCCGCCCGTCAATCGGCATCGTGCCTTTGACCGCTCGCGCCAGACACTCCGCCCGGACTGACAGGCGCGGCCGCAATGGGCGCGGCGGCGGAAAGAGTTTGCCCGGTCGAATCGGTGCGATACCCGTGATTGTGGAATGCGGGCGGAATGTGTCGCCCGCCTCGCTCTCGCGTTATTGTGCCCAATAGGAAGCGACCGGGCAAAATGTGAGGGTCGCGAGCGTGCCCGGCTCCACCACCACCGACGCTGCACCGTCGGCGCTCCATTTGGGCAGGCACGCCCGCGTTTTCCCCCTCCTGAGAAATGGCGATGACATACAACCACGGGGTCTCGACGCGGAGGCGGTCGAGTATGGTGAGGGCGATGTCGTGTCGGAATCTGGCCGCGTGGAGGCGGCGGTCTTCGGGCTGGGATGACCAGTAGAATTGACCGGCGAAGCAGAGGGTCTGCGTGATGGCAAACCGGGCGCTGATGCGCTGGATGACGCGGGGCAGGGCTGAGATCATACGCCGAGCCGCCTTTCTTCCAGGCGCAGGACGTCGGCGGGGCGCACGAGCGGTGTGCGGCCCATGCGGAAGATCATGCTCGGCGGTACGCGGTCGCGGACTGCGTCGACGGAGCAGGCCCAGCGGGCGGCGAGCTGCTCAAATGTAAATGGCTGGTCGGACAGCGCGGATCGTGGCGGTGCCGGCGGCACGATGGGCGCCACGACGATGTCGCCGGGGTGTGTGCAAAGCATTTTCATCGGCGAGTTGATGTCTGGATTTCGCTGGCCCATACACCGTGGCGGCGGATGCGGGTGGCGCGGACTTCGTCGGTGATTCCGTAAGGAATGACGCGGGGGCGAAGGGCGAGGCCTCGGCGGATGGTGTCGGGCTGCAAAGGGAAGTGCGTTTTTTCGATGAGGCGGTCGATGTCGCCTTGCGCCTGGAGGAAACGGCAGAGTTCCCATGCGTCGGCGGGGTGGTAGCGGACGCCGTCGAGGGTGATGTCGGCGTGTGCGCCGTCGATGGCGCGTTTGCCGGGTGGGTGCGAGGGCCAGTTGTCTTCGCGGACTGTGAAGCCTTCGATGAGGCCGCGGTCGGCGAGGGCGCGGTAGTGTTCGACGGCGCCCTTGATGCATGCGCCGATGATTTCGTGAGCGGGATTGGTGATGGATTTCATGGAGTTTGGTGTTGGTTTAGTTGAGGCGGAGAGGTTTTGCGGGTGGCTCGCCGAAGATGGTGGCTTGCGCTGCTTCATCGTCGGCAAGTTGCTGGGCGCCTTGCAGGAAGCGAGCTGCGGCGACGTCCCATGCGGCTTCTTTGACGGCCTGATCGCCGCGCTCGACGGCTTTTTTCCAGACGTCAAGGATCGTGGTCGGGCGCGCGGCGGAGAGGTCGGCGCGGATGGCGGCGGGATCAATCATTCCACTCGGAGGGATCGTAAAACCGGCGCAGTGGGCGGCGAAGATTGGCGACGATGTTCATGCGGTGCCACTCGGCGTCGATGCGGGCCTGTTTGCACCGACCTGCGAGATACGCAGCGACCATCCCGCACGC